CTCTTGGGACTGTACTTCCATACTGAAACCCTTTCCATGGCGAGTCCGGTTTGCGGCGTTCCACCTCTTCCCATTTCTCCAAGTTGCGATCGGTGAAGCCTTGCTTTACGAAACTATCCTTGTAATGATTGACGGCTTCGGTTCCCATTACCACTGGAGCATTGTTCTCTAAATACTTTATCGCACGGTTCAATTTTGCGATGGACTTTTGAAAGTTTGCCATAATTGCTCTATATTTGTTCCACGGACGCGTTTTCGGGCAAGTCCGTGCCCTGAAAAGGAGTTACTTCAGTAGCTCCTTTTTAGCTTTAGTCTCAATCTGTTGTTTTGTCTCACCCTGTTTGACAATAAGCGACTTGGATTCATTCACGAGAATCATATATCGACACTTGCTGTTCGCCTTCATCTCACCATAAATCTTGCGCGCTGCGCTTTCAAGGTTGTCCTTGGTCAACTTGCCGTTGAAGTTGATTGCCAGGAACACCTCTTTGTTCTTTCCGAGTTGCTTGGTTGGCTGAAGCTTCTTGAACGCATCTTTGATCGTTTTGGCAGGTTCTTTCGAATCCATGTAAACACCATCACCAACCACTCCCTTGTTATCAGTAAACTCTGGATTCTTTACGCCTTTAGCTGCGCTGTGAGAATTGATCGAAAAGTTGGTTTTATACTTCTTAACCACCGGCACAAGTGTGTTGATGTTTCGGATCATGTCGCTCGGATCTGCATCGATTGGAATCACAATTTTGTTCTTTCCAATTTTGATCTGAATTTGCTCGTAGGCAAGATCTTTGTTTTCCCTTAAAAAGCGTTTAACTGCCATTTTATCGGCAGCGGCCATCGCATCGAGATAGCTGTGATCCGCAGTGAACACCTTCTTTTGAATGCCCGAGTTGGCAGCGATGCCCGGAGGCGTTTCAATAAAGTCATTTTCCCACTCCGTTTCCGGTTCTTTTGTTTGCTGAACCCAGCAGTTACAACCCCAATCAAGTGGAGGATATGCGCTCACCCAGAATGGATCATTGATCGCTCGAATGATTCCATAGTACCGGGTATGCGAATCACGAGGATTAGCGGATCGTGACGGCATGAACTGAAGGTTTGGATACACACCCTTGTCGCGTTCAAAGGTTGCCCATTGTTTTGCTCCACGCGCTTGACGAATGGCCATCTTGTATTCTGCTGCCAACCACTGTGTATTGTAGCTTGCATCCACCTTTTTTGCTTCCTTCAGATACGCTGGCCATAAGCGTTGTTTGTTGTCCTGGTCTACGAGAAGCGAAATCATGGTGTCCTTGTAGGCATTGGCTTTGAAGGCCGCAAACACTTTCACGTTGTTTTTAAGCTGATGGATCATGTCTGCATCCACGCCATCGGCTCCAGCTCCATATCCTGTGGACACGCCTTCAGATATCTTCTTGAATGTCTTTTCAAACACTTTCTCTGGAATCTTCTTTGAGCCTTTGAAGATGCCACGAATGATCTCCTCGCTTTCCGATTCGCTCAAGATAGCAGTGATGGATAACTTACTTATGTCTCCAACAATACGCCGATATTGTTGATTCAGATGCGCCCTGAAGGTGTCAGGGCTTAGCCGAAAAAATCGCCATCACCCTTTGCTTTCAGATCGGGCTTATTAATTGGCACAGCCTTTTTGGTAACCGGAACATTGAACTTATCGGTGATGTGTTCTTCAGGGATGTCGTAGTGATTTAAGAGTCCATTGTAGATCGTCCACAATGATTGTAAATCCTCGGTTCTGGAGTATTTGAAGGTTAAGCCCTCAAACGGATATCCCATCAAGATCAAGCGTGGAATAATCTCTTGGTTCATGATTCCTTCGATCCACTTGTAATCGCCATTCGTCACGATATCCTGAATGTCTTGTCCAACCTCCTCTTTTGAGCGTGATCCACCTTGAGATGCCTCACCGATCACTGATCCATTGAACAGTTTGGATAGCTTGGCAGCGCATCGTTCCATAAGCTTGTCATAAACGCTGGAACCGTCGGTGGCTGAACTCTGAACAAACTCGACCGTTTCTTCCTTGTCCAGGATAGCGTATGACGCTGTGGCCATGTCGAGCATCATCGTATCGAGACGATTGAGCGATTCGTTGTCCTTGGTATTGGTTTTGGCAACGCGCAGCGGCATGACAAACTTCTCACCATATTCAGACCACGCAGAAAGCGCAAAGCGTTGGAATAGGATGTAAGGCGCAGCCTTTGCAAGTAGTCCAAGGTTTTCGGGTCGTCCGAATTCAAATAGCCACGCGGAGTATGCCGGGTCCTCTCTGTATAGAATGCCTTTCTCGTCGCCTATTTTTGGAATGTACATCCCTTTCTCAGGAATCACATTGCGGCGTGGTACCAGCTCGATGTTGTAGATCATGCCTGCGCTATCCAATGACTTAACTTCTAACAGCGAGTGGCCGAAAAGATGAGAGTCGAGTGCGTGACCGATCATTTCAGCAAACCACTTGCGCTCCAGCAGCTTTGTAGCTTCATCGTTTGGCTTGTTCTCAGCGTCATACATTGAGAAGTCTGTGCCCATCAATCGCAGCTTTCGCTTTGTTTCCCACTCTGCCTCCAGATCAACATCCACAAGCAAGTTGTGGTAAAGTTTATACAGCAGCTCTCGGTTTGGTTTCTCAGGGTTCTCAGCTGCACGAAGCGCCTTCATCCAATCGTCAATGAGTTGTCGGCCACGCTGCATTTGAGCGTTGATGAATCGCGTTTCAAGGAGTCTGCCTGAGCGCACTACTTCTTTGAGTTGGTCTGCTGCCTTGAAGCCGACTGCGGTTGTTTTGTAATTTGCCATTAGAAATATTTGTTTTCAGGTGTAGAACTGTTGCCGTAGCGAAGCGGTGTGGTTGGATCAACCTCTTTGATTGGAAGCTGTGGAGCAATGAAGCCCGAGGATACCTTTTCAAGCCAATTGATGGCGTTGTCGTAGCGCGTTTGGCGCAGCTTTGGAATGTTGTCGGGCATCACCCGAGAATGAAGTTGATACAGCGTGATATCCACGAGCTTCTCCAACACAGTAGAGATTCCATTGTATCCGTCATGTGTTGGAGGATTGGGTGTGATCAAGGTGCGATCCAAGCACTTGGCTGCATCGTATCGAATGCTCAGGTAGGCTGTAGCTTCTCCAAGTGCAGAAAGTTCTGCGGTATCAATGAACGTATCATCACCTCCAGTAATGTCGTTGAGTACGTCTTCGTCAATCAGTGCCAGTATGTCGGGCATTGTAAGTGTTGTCATGGGTTTAAAATTTACGTGATTCGGATTTGCGAGTTCTATGCGTATTCTTCGAACTACTTTGGTGTTTGTCGAGCTCTTTAAAGGCGTAGTGATCAGCGTCAGGTGCATCGTCCTTTCCACTGTATCCCGGCTCAATACCTTTTAGTTGCTTCAATCCTTCTTGAGTGTCATTGTGCGACTTGAGAACTTCGTTGTAATAAATCCTCCCATTGGTGTATTGAGGCAAAAGTGTACTAATCATTCTGCTGTACTTATTTTCGGTGGATCTATCCATTTTAATAAGATTTAAGTGTATTTTAAACAATGCCTCAACTTCGGTAATATTGCGCTCCAACTCCTCATTCCAAAATTGACTCTCATAGCGAAATAGTACACTTACCGGGCTGTTGATTTGAAAATCGGCAATCCACATCAACGGTGCTTTCATTTTGGCACGTTTCACAAAGCAGTCAATCAAGTATTTTTTACCATCCAGCAGACCCCATACTCTTACCGCATTAAAATCTGCTGTAGGTGATGCTGAGTAGGCAACGTCCCAAATGGCAGCGATTGCTTCAAATTTGTTTAGTGGTGGAAGCTTCGTCCATTGGATCATTTCATCCTTGAACTCTTTCCCTTCAATATAAGGCTGGTGACAGTACTCAGCTAGAGCAATCACAAGTGTCATTTCCTCCACTACATCAATCCAGTGTTGTTTGGTGTATTTTTCTGGCCATGCAATGGTTTCAAATGTTGCTGGATCAAATGCAATTACCTTGTCTATTTCCCAGCTTTTGTTTAGATCCGTAATTACATCAAAGATCATTCGCTCGGCAAATTTGTTTTGAGAAATTACGACCCTTCTGTTTTTGTTGTCCATCGCCCCAAGCACAGCTGATAAAAGCCATTTAGCTAACTTGTCTTGCTTCTTTTCATTGTTAACAGTTAACTCATCTTCCCAATCATCACAACTAACATAGTCTGGTCTTCGATTTTTGACACGCACACCACGAGGGCTCATTCCTTTTCCGAGAGATTTACCAATGAACCCGTTCTTGGTTCTAAATGATCCACTAGCCCATTCACCGTTCGTTTTTTGAACTCCAAAGTCATTAATGATTCGTTGATTGGCTTCGAACTCGGCACGCAAGTCATCAAGAAGATCCGCTGCCTTTTCAGCTTCATGACCAATGATAAGCATGAATTCAATGTCGTCATTCATCC